ACTACTTTCCCGCCGCCGCTGACGACTCCACCATCCCCGATAGGCGCGCTAGCCACCTGTCGCATCGTGCATATGATCCAAGTAGTCACGGCTTCACCCACGCCGCCCACTCAGCTGCCATAACTGATTTCCTACGACCGGTATCGCTCAGCGCCCAGCGTGCATGGGCATCCTCATCCATAAGCACGCTCCAAGAATGGTTGCTCCGCTTCCCAGCATTCGGCGCATCCGGCAGCGCTGGATCACACTCAGGTGATGAGTTCGGCCTTGCCTCATCCGCATCCAAGCGCCTGTGGCTAAGCAACCAAACGCCAGATTCCATTGCTAACGTGCTTTACAAAGCCCCACCTGGCATGTTCACAGACACCGTGGTCAAGCGAGAGGCTGGCAAACTGCGCCAACTACTCCCTGGCCCACGCAACCAATGGCTCATAGAAAGCCTGCTCATCAATGAAGTTGAGAGCAAGATATTCCGGAACTTTGAGACGATATCACTCGAAAAGGGTGCCTCTGCGACGCTGCGGCAATTGCAGTCTCGCAGAGCTGGGATGATGCGTGGCCTGTCGGTTGCCTGCAGCGACTGGAAGGACTTCAACATCACACACGCGTATGATGACATGATCAAGTACTTCAGCATGTTGCGAGATGCCGTACAATCATCAGTGTCTGCTGCCCCTGGATTCTACGGATCCGCGTCAAAACGTGAATTCTACACTGCTGCTGCTGACTGGTGCATGGCAAGTCTCTCGTCTGTATACGCCACAAATGCCGCATCTGATGACGACACCATGTACAAGCTCTTCCGTGGTTTGTGGAGTGGGTGGAGGACCACACAATTCTTCAACATGTCATTCAACGTCGCATATTCTGGCACATTCTCCTCTGCAATGACCGACTTCTTCGGCGGTCAGCTCCCCATGCTACTGCACAACACTGGTGATGATGGGTTCACACTTTTCGCCAAAGGCATAGATGCGCTTCGCTGGATAGCCCTCAACACCTGGGAAGGCCACGAGATTAATGACGGGAAGCAACTTGCTGACGCCGAATACGGCGAGTACCTCCGCGTTGAGTACTTCAGGAACGGAGGCACGCAAGCTTCGCTCATCCGCCGACTCACCGGCCTCTTATCCTCTGATCTGCAAGGTGATCAATTCAACAACGGGCTTGACAAGGCCCAAGGACTTAACGAAGCTCTGCATGGATGGATTCGAGCTGGCGCTGACCGCCGCACAGTAGAGCTCATGAGATACCCTTATCTGCAGCACTTCACAACAGTGCGTGAAGGATCCTCCTCAGCCACCCCGTCCATAAATTTCCTACAAACTGCTAACCACTGCGGTGGCCTAGGTTGCGCCCCATACGCCATCGCACCTTACTACACCCACCAGCGAGCCTCAACCTTCTCTGCCGCCCTCACTGTCACCCCTGGGCTCGTGCTTGAGCCATGCACCGTCGGGCC